GGTAGTATCCTGATAATTATAAAAATCGAGATCTACAACAGGATAAAACGTCACTGATAAAGGTGCTAACCCTCTTATTTTATTGGCATAAAAATCAACATCTATATTAGGCATTCAACCCCCAAAAGATATAACCTATAATAGGATCATATATACTTGACATATTGGGTTGCATCCTCTTTAATTCAACCATCATCTTCTTTGAAGCCAGATTCTCAGAATAAATATTACCATCAAACACTCTTAGTGCTGGTTCGTTAGTAACCATTATATGATCCCCATTTTCAAGAGATCTAATACTACCGTAAGCAACAACGCCTATATTATCATCAACAGAAATATTCTGTGTTAATATAGGAACTACGATACCGATATCAGATAAATCCAATTCATCATATGATGACATCAGTATATATCTTGTTGAATTAAACCCATAAACAACAAGTTTATCTCTGAGTAATTTTAAAAAACGTATTCCATCTTTGGTAACAAACTGTTGATAAACTGGATGATAATAACCTGATATATAATCATATTCTTCTGTTAGTTGAGAATAATAAATATTTCTATCATCTCTAAGAGCAGTGAAAACAAAACCGGATGAAATAACTCCTATATTACAATTAGGCAGATTCTCATATAATCTCTGATAACAAGTATAAGAAGTTATTCTTGATCTTAACAAATCATCTGTTATTGTATCATTAAACGACCTCGATGAAGGTTTCCAGCACCCTGTTATATACGTGTCATCAAGTTCTATATCTTCAGCAAAATAAACGTGGTTGACTGCTATCTCTGAAATGTGTACATAAACACCATTATCCAAGAAAACCTTATCACCAACAGAAATATTATTGATGCCAGAACGGTCTGTGTTTAAAGTGAATCCACCAACACTATCATCATAATTAAAATAGTTACAGTGGGTAGCTCCTAATGATACACACGTTTTCTCTACATAAGGTAAACTATCAGTTATCACACAGGTATTATTCTCTTCATCAACAGACACAATCACTGTGTCATATGATACATCTCCATAATGAGCGTTTATAGTAGATCCTACATCATACTTACTCAAACTACCTCTAATAACAGTACATGCAGTACCATTAAAACTAACTTCTAATGCCTTACATACTGGTACATCAGCTATCCATATATATCTTGATGGATTAGTAGCAGTACCATCAGTTTTATTTAAGCCAACTTCACTAACATCTGTAGTTCCCCATATAGTAAACACATCCCAATGATTTTCTTTAACCTCACCAACAGGATCATCAATATTAGGAATTATTAAATCACCTATAGTATTTCCATTTGAAGGAGATATAGCATCATCCATCCAGTACTCAGAATAATCTGTATAATTACTGTCTGGAGCATTAGTACCACTGTCTATAAGCAACCGACAACCACTTGTTAGTCTGTCTCTGTTTTGACCAACACCGGATATTTTTCCAAGACCATAAATATATCTTCTACAATATGTACTCGCACCTGTTTTATCTACTCCCGTTAATTTATCCTGTGGAATCAAAGAGTTTATTTTGTAATAAAAATAAGTCTCGTTTACATTGATATTTAAATCAAGTCTATAAATACCACCCTGATTAAATATCAAAAGATAATCATTGTATTCGTCTATTGTAGAAATACTATTTTCAAGAGTCTCTGTTGATTCACATATAGCTTTTTTCCATGAGGAGATAAATATATCAGATGCTACATAAATATCACTACCTAACTGAATCACTATTTTTTTAAGTGAATTATGAAAATATATCCCGTTTAATTGCTTTCTTATACTGATAGTACCAACATCAAGAACGGTTTCATCTGTTGAAATTTGTGTGGAAACAGTATTTTCATCAATGAAATTTATAACCTTCTCATTTATCCCATTCTCATAGACTATGAAATCACCAATATTATCTTCAGACCAAATATATCCAGATGTAACTACTGTTCTATTATCAGATCCAACATCTAATGATACTATGACAATATCATCTTCTATTGTTGGTAATGTAGCATGAGCAACGCCAGTGGAGTAATCCCCCCACATCTTACTACCGCTTCTACCAACAAGTTCAGATCCTTTATTGATAAAGTTCTTTAATTCAGCGACACCGTTATCAGGGATAGAGGTTCCTGGGATATCTTTAAATACACCAGCAGAAAAGTCTCTCTGTTCACGAGTGATACTTCTCTCTGCTTCCTGTCTACTCATCGGTCTGAATGATTTACTACTCATTAATATCCTCTATACTTGGTATTAGCAACTCTTGTGTGGTTATCGCTCATCTTCTTTAGTAAGTCCGGTAGTAATGTTTGCATGAATGTTACGTCATACCTATCAGACTTACCACTACGAAACTTCTCTATTAAACCACATAACCCTTCATACACATGAGACAGATGGTAAGCATCAGGTACTTCCAGTTGAACAGTTTCAGTAACTAATTCAGTAGGAAACCTATAACATCTCACATAATAATTCTGTGATGATGGATTTTCTTTGAATATCACTTTAGCAGATTCAGATGGTGTTGCGTCAAGTATCATACATTCGATTGGTTCGTCTTCATTAATATATACAGACACAACTCTCCATATTTCAGCATCAAACCCATTGGTAGAATCAATAGTATATTCATACTGACCAGAAGTAGTTGTCAGTATAGGATCTTTCCCTGTGGATGGGTCATACACCTTCATTTGATTGGTAGGACTCTGTGTAAAGATAATACGCTGAAGTTCATTCAAGAACTCCAGCAGTAATTCTCTACTCCAATCAGGAAACTGCTTCTTTGCTAAACTAATCAGTGATTGGGTCTGCATCTTCTACATTGTCTCCATTAAGGATCTGTTCTTTTTTATCTTTAGGAATCTTGCCCTTTACTCGCTTACTAACATACTCTATTTTCTTACCTGTTGCTTCAGCGAGAGCTTCTTCCAATTCTTTCTTTCTTTTTTCAAGATCTTCCAACTTACGTTCGGTTGCCTTGATCTTATCTTCAGCTTCTTTTTCACGTTTTGTTTTCTTGATAATAAACTGAACCTTTTCTGCTGGTTTGGTTGGTAATCCAAGTTCTTCAGCTTCTTTAAGGAATTCCTCTCTTACTTTCTTATCAACAATCCTAAACCAGTTGTTAGAAAATGAGTTAAGTAGTTTCTCTCTATTTTCCTTTACATCAAACACATATCCCCAACATCTTCCGTTATTGTCGGGGTAGAACTTGATTGGTTTATCTTCCCACTCTACATTGACAGTCTCAGCAAAGAAATCTTCATCACCAATCACTTTAGGATACTGGTATCCATGTACTTCAGGTGATGTTGCTCTTGGTTGCCCATCTTTAGGTAGCCACATCAACTCAATCAAATCAATACCAGTAGCAACTGATATATCTACAAATTTGGGAACATCTATATCCCCACCATTAGTTAAATTTTTACTCGAAATCATAATACTTCCTTTCTTACGGAATTTATTAATAATAAAAGGGGGAGGAATAACCTCCCCTTATGACTAACTACGAATTACTAAGCTCGGAGCTGAAAACAGTAAAGTGATAGAAGAGAAGTTCTTCTTGTTGTTAGCAGCAGTATCAGTATCCCAATATGCTGTCTGAATACCTCTCTCACAGAATACTGCTTTACCAGACTTCTTTTTGTAACCGTCAGCAGCAGTTTCGAAGTGCTGTGGAGTTACAGTCCAGTCAATGATTGCACCAGCACCCATGAGGAAACCAACGTCCCATGACGGATTAGATGCAAGATCATAAACAGTTTTGTTACGTGCATCCTGATTACCAGGGTTTACGTACTCAACAAGATGTGTATTATCTGAATAATTGTTGGCACAGGTGATTGTAGGATATCTCATATCTTCAATCACCACAATGCTACCGATACGACCAATGTATCCAGGGAGATTCATTTCCTCAGATGACTGATTGTAAGTTTTAGCCCAAAAATCTCCAAGTTTACCATCTGACAGTCTCTTCAGTACGAGATACTGAGAAGAAGGCAGAAGCATAACATATGAAGGCTTTCCTCCGATAGTAACAGGAGTGATACGTTTGATCTGTGAAGCATACAGTTCAAGAGCACCAAAGTAGTCAAGATCAATGTTAGCATTCACACCGTATGCTCCAGTTGCAGCAGCTTCCAGAGCATCATTGATAGAAGCACGGTAAGTAGCAGCAGTTGTACTGAATGTTGGCTGATCACCCCATTCAGTGTTGGGGATGTAAAAGTTCTTGTTGTAGTTTTTTACGAGACTAGTACCAGCACCTGTAAGAACGTATCCACAACCTTCAAGGAGTGCTTCATGATACTGACGATCAGCATCTTCTCTGTACCACTTTGACATTGCAGGCTGAAGTTCGTTGTAATAACCGAGGGCCTGAAGCTCGTTGTAGTTTTTACCCCAATGTTCATACATTACTCCGTATGAATATTCATTGTAGTAAATCTTCGTGTAGCTCATGGTGGTCTGACGTTCTTTACCTTCCTGTACACTGTTAGTACCATATTCGGCCTGACCAACCAGAGGATGAATCATAGGCATGATCTGTGTACGTGCTCCCTCGGTTTTACCTCCAGAGATACGCAACACACAAGCATCAGGCAGAGCCATCTTTTTACCAGTGAAAACAACATCGGTTCCTACATCTTCAAACACACTGTCAAGGGTGGATTCCACCTGGAGTTTACGGTTAAGCAGTTCATACTTAAGACCAGCTTCAACGTCCATTTGTGAAAGGGTGTAAGGACGTGCGGTTGATGTGGTAATGTTACCATTAGTTACTCCACCAGGGAGTATCGGGGTTGATAGGGTTGAGGTTCCTACCTCATTAATGTAAGCCATAATAACTTCTTTCTTTTTTACCAGAGTTTACGTCCCCTATAAACAGGAGCATCGTAACCCATTGCAATAGATAACCGCTTAAATTCATCCAACTTTACAGGATCATTAATTATTGCTTTAATATCTGTATTTAACAGAGTGTTCACCTGATCTTTAGTATACCCCTGCTGTACAACCTGACCATTCATATTAGAAGGAAGTTCTACAGCACCACCATTAATCTGAGAGATCTTCTTAGCTATTTCCTGAGAAGATTTCCTTCTCATATCAGCAAGTTCTTTCTCACGATTCCTGACGTAGTATGCTTCTTCAAGTGAACGATAAGTAACTCTCTGACCCTCATCATTCAAAATTGGATTTTCTTTACCAGTTACCGGATCATATTTAACACCACGTTTCATATCGTACAAATCAACAATAGCCTGATACTTATTATAATCTGCTGGGGCTTTGATACCTTTTTCATCAGCTATCTTTTTATAATCACCACCAGCAAAATAATCTGCTATAGCCTGTTCAAGCTCAAATACACTTTTAGCTTTAATAGCCACAGCCATATCATTTCTAAACTGTTGATATTGACGATCAACTTCTTCGATATCTACGGTTGTTTTTAATTCAGGATACCGATTCTGAAACTCTCTGATTCCACCATACAGCTTGTCACGTTGACGTTTTTCTTCTTCTTCACGAGCTTTACGCTGTCTCTCTTCCATGACGACTTTAAATTCTTCACGAAAGGTTCTGATTTCCTCTTCAAGTTCCTTAACCTTGGGATGATTAGAACCAAACTCATTAATGAGTGATTCCAAGCGATCAACTTTCTCCCGTGTACCTTTAGCATAATCAGATACAAACTCCTCTTCGGAATCATCTGTATAACTATCGGTAGTTGATTGCTGTTGCGTTTTTGTCTGTTGCAACTCAGATAGCTCTTTTAGTTTCTTTTCCAGTTCTAAGCGAGCTTCTCTTTCTTTCTTTATCTCCTCCTCTTTCTGTTTAGCAATGAGGAGTTGTTTCTTACGTTCCTCTTCGATCTGCGCAGCTAATTCTTTCTCTTTGAGGAACTGTTCGTATTTACGTTTTCTTTCTTCTTCCTCAGCATCAAAATCAGGTTCAGTGACAGTTTCACCTTCTGTCGATGTTTCAGTAACAGTATTATCAAGTGTTGCTGGTTCCTCATTAGAAACCTTCTGCTGTTTAACTGATACATTACCTGACAAAAAAGCATTGATCATCTGGAGATCTTTTTCTTTATCACCAGTATATGCTCCCTGTCTGATTTCCTCTGCTGTCATTTCCATTGGTTCGTAACTCATAATTCTCTCCTGACTATTGTGTCATTTAAACGGCTAAATAAATTATTGTAATCCCATAGCTGTCATACTATTACCCTGCATCTGAGCATTAGGATTACCTTCAGCCATAGGAGGTTCTCCTTGCTGCTGACCACCTCCACCCATCTGAGGAGCACCACTGACAGGTAATTGTGGCTGGCCTAACTGCATCATTTGCATCTGCATTTGCATCATCTGAAAATCGAGACCCATAATTTCAGCCATTACTCGTTTTCTAACAAGATCAATTTCAAGCTCTGTATCTTGTTCAGTAATGACCTTATCTTCTTTGGACTTATTGATAGTATTAACAGCTTTACCAGCAGCTCTTGCTCTCTGTATAGGACTCTCAGGTCCAAGAACTCTCAGTAGTTCTATGTTGGTAGCTCTATCCATAAGTCTGTTAGTTTCACCCTCTGGTGACTCAGTAACACATACTTTCATTCTCGGTAATGTTGATATATCATTCTCCAACACCTCACCATTCAGTGTTACTATTGGCTTATTGATCTCTATAGTTTTACCTGTACTTGGTATAGTTATCATCCTATACACCCCACTATAGAGTTGTTTAGCCAATAAGAAATAAGCCTCACCCTTATCATTCCAGTGCTGTTGTATACGATTCTTCATCAGTGTGAGAGCTGTTTCAGCTTGTAACTGTCTACGTGCTAACAGAATACCTGATCTATCCTCACTGCCCTCACTTCTACCATCCATAGCAGCAGGTGTTTTACTGATGAAATCACCCATCTCAAGCATTCGGGTTATTTCGTTTACAATTTGAAAATCTATCTGATTCTTAGGGAGTTGAGCGAAATAACTTCTACCAGAAGCAAGTTTGTTTGGAGCTGTCCAGAATTTAAAATTGGGTTTGTTCCATTTCTCTTCTATCTGTTCCTTAGCAAAATCATCATTATCAACTATCTCAGGGTCCATTGCTACCCCACCATTGGCAGATGCAGCAATCATAAAATCTACCTGAGATTCACGTTTATTATACGTCTCCTGAATAGACTGTAGTAACTCTGGAATACCTCCATTAATACCATTATATCTCCTGCAAGATCCAGGAAATATGTCAAGTCTACCGATCTGTATTTTTGATTTTTTATCTTCGAGGACTAAGTTTCTGCTAATCTGAGGACATATTGTAGTAACATAGAGGATATCAACTGGTTCTGTTCTTGTAATTGGATCTAATGAAACATCAACTCCATTTGCTATCATCCATTGCTGAATATATGCTTCATCTTCAATATCAGGAACTTGTAACATATCTCCGTTAGAATTAAAAGCAAACTCAATCTTTTTCTTTTCTCTCTCAATATGCTTAAACTCTATTACTCTATATTGATCACCGAACTGTTCCGTTAAGCTAAAATGAGGAATTCCTTTAGTTTCATCCTGTTGCTCATACTCACTATTCTTACCTTCCCTCATCTTCAAATAAAAATCAATCTCGTCTGAATGAGTTTCGTAAGTTTCTTTAATCTGCTTAGGGGTGAGATATGCTACTTTCCAAGCTCTTTTTAAATCCCATGTATCATTACTCAACCAATGGGGGTCTAATACACAATGACCTCTCATTATGGGTCTGAAACCTATACTGCCAAGAGGATCGTACCTGTCGGATATATAGATCTCTTCTATGCCAATATGAACAAGAAAGTCAACTAACCACTGTTCATAGGATTGGTTCCAGTTCATCATCTCTTTATCACGCATCATCAGATCTGCCATAGCTCTTGTCATATCTGAGTGCACACCGTCAAACGGTTCAAATCCTATATCATAGAAGTTCTTTAAAAACGCTCCGGCAATGGTCTCTACTTTCGGTTGTATGATATTACCCTGAAAAGGATTACGACCCTCTTTTTTCATCTCAGAAATAATCTTTTCATCCCACTGACCATTGTTAAATCCAGTAAACATCTTCCAAGCCTTGGATTCACGCTCATGTTCTTTATAAGCATGATCTAAAGCTATCTCGAACTCAGTGGAAACATAGTCAACTATTTCAGCGGATTCTTTTACACCAAAGAATTTCTCACTACCATCTTCTTTAGGACGTTTATTTAAAAAAGGCAGGAAACTGGTTAGCATCTCTGGAAAGGGCATTATACTACAGCTTTCACTTTATTAACAAGCTCAAGTCTCTCATTTTTAGGTAATAGTTCCATCTCAACATTCATATTCTCGTGGATGGCTACCTTATAATAAGACTTGCAATGGGAGCAGTAAATGTAAATGTATTCTTCATCAAATGAAAAAAGTAATCTACCACAATGATCAAATTCACCATGAGGTCTATCACCAGGGCATCTAACAGAAACAATTTCAGATTTACGCTCCATATTACTAATATGTGGAAAAAAAGTATAGAAGTCAAGAACTTTCTACATTAACAACCAACTTTTTTCATCTTTTACAGACTTAAACCCTGTAACTCCTCTTTTATCAACATAAGAACTCATTACCATAGGTAACTCCATATGTGTTATTTTTCTTTTTAAGAATGACGTTATCAAGGTTAGAGCATAACATAGTCCGTATTCTCTCTCCTGTTCAACACGTTTATTGTCTATCTTCCATCCAGATAATTGCTCTATGGTCCTAACACATCCAGGATTGATGATAAGACGTTTCTGAAGTGTGAGAGTCATCAGGGCATCTATTCCACTCATCTCATCATAGTTATAATTCTCTGTCAGTCTAACACCGTACTTACTATATTTAGTATCCAGACCGTCAGCATTCTTACCAAAGATCCTGTCGTTGCCAATGATCTTGTTTACTCCCTGATGCTGAAGTATATTCATAGCTACATTAACAACCGAGTCACCTGACAAAAATTCATCATAAATATATAGTCTTCTACCATCCCACGCTGTGTATACCACCGATACTGTTAGATCCTTACCATAGAATACTGCTGCGTATCGCTCATCTCCTGTATAATGGAGGACTTTAACTGTTTGAGGGTCTAATACATCCAGTTTCTTTAAAACTGTCTCTTCAGGGGTTTTCTGTGCGAAACAGAGGACTACAGCATCTGCATAGTCAGGTGAGGACTTGAACTCTTTCTTGTACTCAGACTTGGGTTCTATTAATACTTTTCCAGAAGTAGATATTTTCCATCTACGAGAACTTATTTCCTCTAATAAAACAGTACTCTCTTTTAATTTTCCATCAACATAGGCATGTGATGGTAAAGCTATAATATTAATAAGATCCTTTAAGTTACCCCACATAATAGATGCTTCGTTTTGATATTTATTATCTCCAGCACCACCAAAATTACATTCGATAACTTCTATATTATGTGCTCTATCCTGCTTTAAGATATCACAAACACCACTACCTAAACCACTTGCATCGACCTTTACTCGTATTTTCTTTTCATAACCAGTAGACTGTCTAATTTCTACGACTGTATCTAACACAAGTTGAGCTGCTTCAGGTATACTATTTTTAGATAATGCCTTTGCAGGAAATACCTTATATCCTCTTCTCCAATAAAGAACAGTAAGATCATCACCATATCTGGCGACATCCAATCCTATTTCTATTTCACCTTGCGCTTCTACGTATTGATATCTATCAAAAGCTCCCTGTGCTTCTGTTAGTGATATAAAACTTTCAGCATTACCAGATGGAAACTCTCCTTTAACATTAACGAGATATAAATCATGAAATTTACCGTATTTATCAGCATAATAATCTATTTGTTCTTGTTTAACAAAAGGAGATTCTTCACCGTTAAAAGTAAGATTTAACCATTTTTTATTCTTGTTTTTATTAAACGTTTCATAAAATGGTCCGGTTATTTTTGTTGGGTTAGATATAAGAACAAACTTGTTATTCTTACCAGTGAGAGTACCATCGAAGGCATCGAATATCTCATCTTTCATACCGGATGCTTCATCTATAATGATGAGCATATTTTCCATATGAAGACCACTCGCAGCTTCTTTAGTGTTGGCAGTGCGAGGAACTGCCCACCAGTTCTTTCCTTGCTCTTTAAGGTACATCTTCTTTTCTGTATGCTCAAAGAGATCTTTTACGAGGGATCTATTAAGCCATAGAGCAATCTCCGGCCAAAGAGCACTCGACAATGTGGGTGCTGTTGGGGCACTACATACTACTTTTGGTTCGGAAAAACAGCACATAAACCATATAACAGCAAAACTAACTACTGCTGTCTTACCTACACCACGGCCAGATTTTACAGATACTTTATCATTATTTTGTATTGCTAATAAAAATTCTTTTTGTTGATCAGATAAAAAATATTCAGGTTTATTTTGGAAAATGATATCATAAACAAACTCAATTATATGAGTTTGATAGTATGAAAGCATTTCCTGATTAAAAATATTGCTATAATAAACATTTTTTCTTTTGTTCATGCGTTTAACCGTTTAAACTACTCTTCACTATCATCCTCAGTCATCCACTTAGGTTTATAACTGTTAGGAAACACTCTATCCCAATCTTCTTCGCTAATACTCTCAAATGTAACCGTTGGTTGAAAATTGAATCCTCCATTTGTTAATTTTTTACCAGAAGATCTGCCTCCATACAGCCCCTTCTTCCCACTACCTCTACCCCCCAAACCACCATATCCACTTTGTATCTTAGCCATTTAACATATCCTCCTCGAAGTCATCAAAGTTACCTTCGATAGCCTTAGAATCATCAATATAGAATCCCAGGTTGATATTAATAATCTCAGCAAGGTCCATGATATCCACATCCTCACCACAGTAACCAAACACGTAATCTGCTATCTCTTTAGCACAGTCCTTAATCAACCCACTCTTAAACTCTCTCATAGTCTCCATCCTTCTACTTCAACAAGATATGGACATTTGAATAATTCATCCGGTGTAACCAATTCACCAAACTTCAATCTAACCTCATCCATACCGTCTATGATTAAATTATCCAGAACCAATCTGCTACAAATTCTATCTTTCTTATTGATATCCTTAGCTAACTTGTTTATCACTGGTAGATTAGCAAATAGCTCTCTGATATCGTACCCAAACTCCTGTTTCTGATGCCAGTTAATCATTCTCTGTTTAAAGATATTCCTCTTAGTCTCAGAAGTATACACCTGACAGAACTTATTTACACGCTTAATACTAACAATGTTCTTAGCTTCAAGTGTAATAGGTACTGACACCTTGAAATCCTCTTTTCCCAGGAAATCCTTAGTCATCTCAACACGATAGAAATGACCATCATTATATGTATCCATCAACTGTCCACAATGAGATACTTTCGACTTAGTAAAATACCTGATAGCCTTACTAAGTAAAGATCTGTCAGCAGTAAAGAATATATCTCCGGTCTGTAATACACTTTCGTTAATTTTCATACAGCTTCCTCCTTCTTAAACTCAACTACGTTAGGTGACTCTTTAGCCTGTTGTTTACGTCTCTCAAACGCTTCTCTTGCCAACTTAGCAGGATCTTCACGCTCGTCTACAATAACCTCACGCTTACCAAACATATCCATGGTCTCACCGATCTTTGTCAGTGCGTTAAGTCTCACATTACCAGCAGTAGCTTCATCCTCAACTAATCTCTTCAACCATGATAGGACATACAGTTTATCAACAATTAACTGGTTGTTAAGATCTTCACGCAGTTTAGTGATAAGTGTGAGTACCTTCGGGTTATCAAGGAGTGTTTTGGCTTGCTGCTTCCTTACCAGTGTTTCGTAATACTCTCTGGTACGTTCATCGTAGTCATCATAATTACCAGGACTGTAACCAGCTAATTCAACAGCAGCAGGACCGTTAAGGTTAGTTACGAAGACATAGAAAAAGGCAAATTTCGTTTGCATTTCGGTCAAGCGATATTCTTGGGACAAAGCAATAAAGTCTACTTCCTTAACATCTTTATCATCTTTAGGACGTTTAATAGGCTTCTTTGTTAGAGAAGCCTTTTTCTTAGCTGGAGATTTACTACGCTTATTCATTGAAAAATATCTCCCATAGACGTTTTGTAATCGTCTGATAATTTGAATGCTGGTATAGACAATTTTCTATTGATGTTATTTATCTTTTCGTTATCCCATTTTTTCTGCTCTTCCATCATCTTTCTCTGAGCCTCGTCAGCGATTTTTCTAAACCCCTCATAGTCTGGCATCTTATCTGGATCTTTTGTAGCTTCTTTATCAGATGTGGGAGATAGTCGTTCTTTCAGCTTCTCTATCTCAGATCTCAATTGACAGTTTTCTTTCGTTGAACGTTTGTGTTTTTCAAGTTCTTCTTTTAATTGTTCATAATAAGCGGATCTAACTACAGTAACTCCACAATAAAGCTGGTTTGATAGTCCGTTTTCGCGAATCTTTAAATCTTTAACCTCATTCTCCAGATCAGCGATATGTTCTTTCTGTCCTTCGATGGTTGATTCAAGGTCTTCTATCTTCTCATGTAGTTCATCCATATAGTTATTTTTTAGATCGATACTATCTTTCCAATACTCAACCTCATCGTCATGTTTTTTGTTATCCATAACAACCTCAGCTAATTTAGTTGACAGTTCCTCAATCTTATCATCCTTAACTTTCAACTTATCACGTAGCTCCAGATTCTCAGCTCTCTGGTCGTCAATTATCTTAGTACAGGTAGCTTTGTAGTCGTGATACTGTGACTGGAACTGAAACAGTTTGTTTGATAGTTCCTTGATCGTGTTGTCTTTTTCTTCTAAAGATCTACCAACATCTAACTTGTCATCCAAACAATCAAAATGAGCAAATGCTATAATTTTGTTGTCTTTATATACAATAACTACTTTAATTCCATTATCATCGAAATCGAGCTCGGTTATTGATATATTATGTAATTCAAAATATTTTTTTGTTATATCGATATAATTTAATTCCATCAGATGATCAATAAATTCAATAGACATATGATCGCCTATTATATATCTTAACCATTCATCCTTAGTCATCTCTTATCTCCTCTATTAATGTTTTCAATGTTAAGTTCAAACTTCATTATTGTATCGTTATATCTTAACCCAAACGACTTGCTTAAACACTGATTAGTTTCACTCCATGATTCAAGAGTGTATAGTTTAGACTTTTCGTTAGTGTTAGCAATATACTCATCACATAAACACTACCTTAGATATTCGATAATCGCAACCGACATATCTTTAACGTCTTTTTTAATTGTTTCTATCTGTTTCTCGTTATACATATATCCTCACTCAATGTTTAGCTCTGTTCTTACTTCTGTTGATTACAACTGGTTTTGTCAGGTTCTCTTTCCCTTCATGGTGAACATCGGTATTATCCCCAACCTTAGCATCACCATTAGCTATAGCACGCCGTCTATCACGGTTACGCCTCGCTCTTCGTTTCTTCTGTTCTGGAGAACTCTGGTATTCCTTGTCGTAATCATATTTTCTGCCATTATCCTTGTTATATTTATGTTTTGTATTCACCAGTAAACTCCAATTCAAATTTTGTATTTAATCTATCCATAGTAGCTATGTTATCAGCATTCTCATAATACAGGTCGCACCACATATCAACTACACCACATCCTGCTACCCATCCACGCTTAAAGGGATTATTACCTGAATCAAGTTCTTCGTCTGTGAATGGATCACAACCACCTCTATCTCTCAAAATCTTCCACGTTTCCTTTGTATTAACCAGAGAATAAACATGAACAGCAGTGGAAGATCTTTTGGAGGGATATCTGATATCATTTTTGATAATTTTTCTTTTAGCTTATCTACAGTGAATTCCATCATTTCCTCTTCTCCAACCGTTTAAGTATCTCTGTCGTCAACCATGCGTGATAATAAGCAAACGTCTCCTCTGACTCACATACCATCTTAACACCTCTGTTAAAAAGAACCTTAGATACTGCATGTAATGACTCATGGGTAATAGTACCAACATTATTCAGATCGTCAATTCTAAAGTTACTGCCAGCTTCATTAAACCACACTACTACTTCACTGCATATACCATTACTTACTTCGAGTGTCAGTCCACCAAAGCTATCATTTATAGCATCATCTCTCAGCTTATATCTCTTAAAGAGGATATCACTACACTGTTGACTGTCAGCGAAGATGATAAAGAAAGACCCGAAGAATATCGGGTCCTTCATAGTGAAGCTAAACGGTGGGAGTAATTTCTGTTTCTTTTTCATTAGGTGAACCATTCTGTGTAGATGTGAGTTTATCCAAAGCTGCCTGATGTTCCTTGATTGCCAAATTGATGTAAATATTCAACAGCTCTCTGATCTTCTCTTTCTCGTCTTTCAAACCATTATCACCACAAAACTTATACGCTGGTAACAAACTTTCTAATGTCATTCTACTCTCCCTTTCTTTTACGAAATTCTTTATCGAGTGCAGCAGAGTCTTCACTTGCTACGTTATACTGTTCACATTCAGTTCCCCTACAACGACTTACATACTGACAGAATGGGGTCTTACCGCCGTTCTTACAGTGCCAGACGTAGAATGTAACCCCACGTCTATGTGTTCTCTTCTGGTTGTCCATTATTCCTCCAGAATATCATAAAACGCTTAAATGAATAGGTAAAAAATAGACGATCCATAATCGAACCGTCTATTATAATATGTGGGATTTTTTTATAGAAGTCAATAGGTTTGTTTACTATCCATCTGACATTATCATCTCACTAAACAACCTTATTTCGTTATCAAATTCATTCAACTGACAATCAATATATTTTTTACCATCTTGTCTCGCTGTCTTTTTAGACTTCCTTAGTTTCTTAGGATTATCAATCCCAACATCATAGTGAATACCTCTATTCTCTCCGTAAGGTATCATCTGTATCCTCAATTCCATAGATCTTCTTCATCTCTTCAACTGTCATATACTCAGTTTTCAATATAGCCGGAGTATCTCTGAGGATAATCTACCGTTAGTTCCATTTATCAGTTCTCCATAGTTATGTTTTTAACTACTTTGAACCAACCACCCTGTCTAATATTCTTACTACCACACTCTTTATCCTCGACGTCAAATCTGTTACCACAATCTAAACACTTACTCAACACTTTTCTAAATCCCTTTTTCTTACGATCCTTAACCATCTTAACTCCTTTTAACATTGTGATTTGTATTGTTGATATACCTAATCAACATATTTATTTTATAGAAGTAAAGGATAATCTTAACATATTGCTAAATATAATAATAAAAAAGTTATTTTTCTATTTCAGGGTTTTGATGTCTGCTTGCCAGACTCTAAAACCCCTACACCGTCAAGGTCAACTGACAAAAAAATTAAAAAATTTTCCTGCACCTCTTTCTCTTCATTTTAAACCAAGATATTTCACTCGGAACGTGTAGCCGGATCGGGGTAAACCTTCCATAGGAGTGCTGATTGAGAGAAAGACTGACAGACCTATGGGATCGTCTCTACACGGTTATCCTGTCTATACTTAGGTATAAACTAACGACCTGGTTTTCCAGCCGGAGAAGTTGCTTAACTTGTAGCCACAATACCTTGAACTAAGATACGGCTACGGGACTTTCACCTACTCCTCATACTAAACAATATACAGAAAAAAAGTATAGAAGTCAAGGAAAAGCGTTTAATCGGTTAAAAAAAGTGTATTCTAAGGTGTATTCTGTAGAATACAGACTGTATACTGCTAATTAACCGTTTAAACCACCCATAAAGCCAGTTTAACCTCTTAGGTATACTCTGAGTAGGGTAAAGGTGAGATCGTGGCTAATTGACCTGTTTCTGTGCGTATACGAGGCTTTCCTCAAACATATCTCTCATCACTGTCAGATCTTTTAGCAGTATAGGATCACTGGTAGATGCTAAATAAGTATCTATCACCTGGATACATACTGACAGATCTCCCTGTATAGAAGTTAGATCTTGAAATAACCTGCTAAAAAATTCAGTTGGTAGCATATTGACAACTCCTGTTAATGGGTGGTAGGATATTGGTACAAAGTTATAGTTGTGTACTTAATCGGTTCAATTGGTAACTTATCATATTGATAAATATAGGTTTAGGAAGATGAGTTAAGATAGTGGTTTATAGAAGTTTGTTAGAAAAAATATAGCGGATTTCTGGCAGGATAATGATGTAAGTTGATAGATGATAAGGGGATAGGAGAGAGGGGTTTATAGAAGTTATCATTTTTAGATTCGGATTTGTAAACGGTGTCTTCCCCACGCGCACGCTCGATCAAACGTTCAATTTCACCATCACCAGGATACGTCAATCCCAGCTTTTTCCATAGTTGTAGGCGTGCAGTGATACGACAATCACTGATAGGTAAGCGTCGCAGTGATAC